CTAGTCTGTTGTGGCAGACCGTCGCTTGTGTGCCCTCTTTTGTGCCACCCCCGTCTGGGCGCGTGCGGCTTGTTCGGGTGTGAGGTAGGCCAGATAGATCTCGGTGGTCTTGACGCTGCTATGCCCCAGCTCGCGCGATAGGTCGTAAATCCCGCCTTTGCCGTCGCGCAGGTACTCGACGGCGAACAGGTGACGTAGGTGGTGAAAGCTGAAGCGGCGATAAGCGATGCCTGCCTTAGCCGCGCGCTTTTCGGCGCGCGCGGTGTAATCGGCGAAGTTCGAGGCGACGTTGCGGTAGCGGCTCGCGACCGGGCGGCCCTCGGCGTCTTCCTCCAGGTGGTAGAACACATACGGGCATTTGAGCTGGCGCGGCTGGCGCTGGATTATCGCGACCGCCTCGGCAGACAAGGTCACTGTGCGCATTCGGTTGCGCTTGCCGATCACCGTCGCATGGCGATTTGCGAGATCGAGCATGGTGTGTTCCAAGCCGGCGATCTCTTCCTCACGCATGCCAGTCTCACGCGCCAGCAACATCATGTCGCCAAATCGCGTGCGCTGGCGGCCAATCGTCAGATCTATGTCGCTCTGGGTAGGAAGCACGATCGGGTCGCGACGCTCCTGCAGACGCTTGCGCGGGTAGGCGCGAGCCGCGTTCTCATCGACCCACCCCTCTTCAATTGCGTGATCCAGAACGCTGGAGATCGCCGTCAGATCGCGGCGGATGGTCGCGTTGGTGACGTGCTGCGCCTTGCGGCCCTTGACCAGCTCGCGCAGCCGCTCGGCATTGATCTGGTGCACCTCAAACGGGTCGAGCCACTGCCGGCATTCGTTGAGGCTGACGGTGTAGCGAAGGACAGTCTTCGGACTGATCGCTTTGGCCCGCACGTCGGCCTCCATCGCCTGGGTCCAGGAGACGAAGGCCTGCACCCAGTTCATGGGCCCAGCAAAGCCATAGTGCGCCTGGTTCTCGATCTCCTCGCGGCGTGCCTTCAGGCGTTTCTCCGCCACTTTCTCAGAGCGTGTTCGTAGGCTTTCTCGGTACTCGACGCCGTTGACCTTGAAACGCGCCCAGAGGATTCCGCCCCGCTCGTAGATGTTCTTCGGCATTGGTGCTTCTTCGCCCGATTGACGCGGGTCGACCATCGCTTGAGATCGATCACCACGAACAGCCATCGCCCGGACGGTTTCGAGGCGCCGGGAATCGCTCCACGCGATGCTAGATCTTGAAGGGTTCTGTAGGAAAGCCCGGTGATGTTCCTCGCTTCCGCGATGCCGCACCGAATTGGCGCCGACGTCATTGGGCGGGATCTCGGGTCGGACTCGTGATCGAGCCGCAGGGGATCATTGTTCGTGCTTTCGAGTAGGAAATTGGAAGTCCCGGCGAGGCGTTGATCCGGTCGCCGATCAGCGAGTTTCCTTCATGCTGGCGAGCAGCAAGGTGACTGTGACGGGGAGGCAGAGGATCGCGAGGATGATGATCGCGGCGATCCTCAGCCGGCTCTTAGCGGCGGTGTCGGTGGTCATGCGGCAGCTCCAAGGCTGGCGGTTGAGCGGGAGGCGCGATCGGCCGCAGCGCGGGCGCGCAGCTCGATCGTCATGTCGGCGAGCCAGCGGGCGGACGGGTGCCGGTCCTCCCACCACAGCAGCGCGTCGACGCAGTCTGCGATGTCGCGGAGACGCTCGTCTTCCGGCGCCTCGTCGGCAGCGGTGCGGGTGCGGATCGCCATGGCGCCGAGCGTCTCGACACGCTCGCGCTTGAAGGCGCCGCCTCGATCAGGGTCGGCGATCCAATCGGGTGCCGGCTCGATCGCGGCGATCGCCGCCCAGTCGGCAGCGATGGCATTGCTGATCCGCAGCGTGCGATCGGCCGCAGCCTGGCTGATCTTGCCCGCGGCGATCAGATCGGGATAGCCGATTACGCGTTGCTGGTGGAGGTAGGCGGCGACAGCGGCAAGCGCCGGCCGATCATGCATGAAACGCGGCTCCTGCATCACAGCATTCCCAGCGCTTGCATGTAGGTTTCGAGGATCGATTCCTCTTCCTGGAATTCCTCCCGCTTCTTTTTGCGGATCGACATGATCTTCTTGAGCGCCGTGGGGTCGTAACCGCGGCTCTTCGCCTCGGCGAAGACGTCGGCCAGGTCGTCGGCCATGGCCTTCTTTTCTTCCTCGATCCGCTCCGCGCGTTCGATCAGCAGGCGCAGTTCCTCGGCAGCAGTTTCGCCGCTGGTCTTGATCGGATCGGGAACGTGCTGCTTCCGGCCCTTCTTCTTCGCCGCTGGCGGGACGTAGGTCGTGGGAACGTGGCGGACCTCGCCGCCGGCGCCGCGCACCTGGCGCATGGTGACGAGCGCGTTCATGCCGCGATCTTTCGGGCGCCGGTCGCGCAATACCTGCAGATCCGGCCGGTGAGCGTGCAGGCGCCGCCACAGGCATCGTGCATCGAGCAGCCGCAGCCGCGGCAGACCAGCGGGTGACGATCGGCCGGCTCGTTGCGGAGTTGGTGATAGACGTCGACGTCGAGCGGCACGACCCCGCCGAGGAAGTCGATCATCGGCCGATATCTGGCGTAGGCGCCCGGTGCCTCCAGCTGCCGCACCGTGGCGAGAGCCTGTGCGACGCTGTCGTAGAGCCGGCGAGGACGCCGGTCGCCGAACACGCGCTTGATCTGGATGTCATACAGCCGCTGCGCGACCTGTATGCGGGAGAGGCCAGCGGCTTCGCGGCGAAGGCGCAGGTAGAGCGAGGGCGTCATCACCTCGGCAAGGGCAGAGGCACTGGCAGACTTGCCGGTGCGGCGTGATGTGAGGGCGTGCAACATCGTAGCTCCTTTCAGCGGGCGGCGGGTTGGTGATCGGGATTGCGGAAGACCCAGCACTTCACGGCGCGATCGACGATCCGGCTGTTGACGGTCTTCGTGTCGACGAATTTGCGGCGCTTGCTGGTCTTCAGCAGCTTCTTCAGCTCGTTGGCGGTGCACGGGAGGCGCAGGCCGTTGTCGGCACAGCGCTTTTCGAAATCGACCAGGCTGATCGCGTGAACGTCGGGCGTCCGGCTGTGATCGAGCGGCGCGGCGCCGGCGTTCGTGCCGATCGGGTTGTTCAGATAGTCGAACCGCTCCCAGAACCATTCGACATGCGGGTGATCGCTTTCGACCGCGCGCTGCCGCTCTTCGAGCATGGTCAGGATGAAGGCTTGCGCCTGCTCGACCTGCGGGTTCGTCAGGTTCGTGACGACCAATCGCATGGCATCGAGCATGGCGGCGAGCTGGGCGTGGTTCTTCGCGAGGCGTCCGTTGCGGATGCCGGGATGACGCAGCATTCGCGCCTCGTGGTGGCGGAAGGCGTCGCGGTAGGCGGCAAGGATCTCTTCCTCGCGCCGCACAACGTGGATGATGAAACCCGACACGGCCTCGACATCGATGCGAGCGAGCAGCTCGCCGGCACGCTTGCCGTCGACGCTAAAGAGGCTCTTGTCGAAGTGGATCGCCATGATGCGTTCACGCAGCGCTGGCGACGCCTCGATCGTGTCGTTCTGCGCGACGACGATCGCGCCGCGGAAGGGCGGCTCGAAGGTTTCCATGCCGCCATTGGCGATGGCCCGGGTGCGGACGGCGCGACCGTTATAGGCGGTCTTCAGCTCGTCCCATTCGAACTTGCGGCCGTGCGGCGCGTCCTGGCCGCGATCGGCCTCGATCAGAACGACCGGCAGGTTGCCGACCGAGCCGAGCGTGCGGGCGATGCCGGCGTTGGTCGCCTTGGTCGGATCGAAGCCCTCGTAATTGGAGCGGCCGAGCAGCTTCCACAGGAACTCCAGCAGCGTCGTCTTGCCGGTGCCGGGCAGGCCAGTCATTTCGAGGAAGGCGAGGCTGTCCTGTTCGCGCCGGACGTGATCAGCGAAGAGGCTCAGCGTCCAGAAGGCGAGGGTGACGATGCCCTTCACGCCATAGGCGGTGCAGAGCGGCGCCACCCATGACAGGTTGAGCTTGTCGGCGTCGTAGGTGATCCGCAGCAGCCGATCCGACGTGCGCAGCTTCACCGACTGCTTGCCGAGGGTGAAGAACTCTTCCTCGTTCGGCTCGTGGACGCGGCCCTTGTGAACCGCGATGTCGCCGAAGATCCAGGCGCCGTGCTCAATCGAATAGCCGGTGTGCTGGATCGCCTCGACCATTTTGATCGACGTCCACTGCAGCTGCATCAGCCGGTCGATCTGGAACTGGTTGCCGGTCCACTGCGCGCCGGGCGCGATCGACGCGAGGCGCTTCTTGAACTCCCCGTTCGTCGAGCAGGCCGAGCCGGAGAAGGTGGCCTTTACGCTGTGCCGCCCCTTCGGAAAGTCGACGCGGAGGAAGTAGGCGCCTTCCTCAAGGTTCGGGTCACGCTGAAAATACAGGGTGCGGAAGGTGCAATTCGCCAGCTCGTCGACATCGACGGCCTCTTCCGCGGCGAGATCCCACCGCGCCTGCGAGGACATATCCTTGAAGTGGGCGTGTTCGGGATCGTCGCTCTCCATCCACATCTGCTGGATCTGGTTGATCCGCTCGATGGAGAAGCTTGCCCACATCTGCTTGCCGGCGAAGGTGATCGGGAAGGAGGCGTAGCGTTCCTTCTTGTAGATCAGCATCGCCTTCTCGGTCGCGCTGGCGGCGATGGTGACGTCACCGTTCCACAGGTAGGTTTCGAGATCCTCGGCGGTGAGCTTGTCCGCCTGGTGCAGGTCGTTCCAGTCGGCCTTGTCGCCCTCGCCGTCGGGGCGGACCTGCGCGGCGCCGCAGACGAGGCCGGCGTCGCGGCCCTTCTTCACGAACTCGCGGGCGTACCGGACGCCGGCCTTGCCGACGTCATAGGCGAAGACCAGCTTCGGCGTGGCGCGGCCGGCATCGGCAGCGGCCCTGCGCAGATCGTCGATCGCGGTGCCCGGCCAGTTGTTGCACGACAGCGTGCTGACGGCGATGGCGCCGCGATCACGGAAAGCGGGCGACTGGTTCAGCGCGATGGCATCGAAAATGCCCTCGGCGATCCAGATCTCTTTCGCGCCGGCGAGGATGTCGACGCTGTGCGCCGGCATCGTCCACCACAGGCCCTGATATTTGCAGCCGTAGGCGAAAACCGCCTTCTTCTTCCCGAAGCGGGCGGGCTGATCGATCAGGCGCTGCCAATAGGTGTTGGGTGCGCCGGGAAGCGGGAAGCGCACCGTCGCCGAGCTGATGCCCAGCTTCGGATCGTGATAGACTTCCTGCGTGTAGCAGCCGCGCAGGCCCATGAGATCGAAGCCGCGGGCATGCTGCAGATAGGCGTCGGCCGCAGCGTTCGGGTTCTCGCGCGTCTGGACGTGCCGCTTCGACCAGTCGTCGAAGATCTCGGGATAGAGCGGCTTGACCTGAAACGTCTCGCCGCAGCGGTTTTCCCGGCCGCAGCGCAGGACGAACGGCTTATCCGCCCAGGTGAAAAGCTCCTTCTTGTCGCAGGCGGGGCACTTCCCCTCCTGCAGATAGCGGCCCTTCTCCTTGAAGCCGTAATCACGCTTCAGGCAGGTGAGGACTTCACGGAGGACGTCGGGTTGCACGGGCGGTGTGATCTTTCAGGGCAAGCGGGGGGCGTTGCCGAAAGCGGATGCTTTCAGCGGGGAGGAGGCAGCGAAGGAGAGCGCGGTGCCGGGCCGCGTGGGTCAGGTGGTCATGTTGGCGTCCAGCATCGCGGCGAGCGCGATGCCGATGCCGTGGTCATCGTTGGCGGGAAGCGGAGGGCTATCATCGTTGGCAGGCGTGGCCGGCTGGCTGCGCCAGGTGCCGAACGGAATCCGCACGGTCGGGTTCGGCTGTTCGGCTGGACGAAGCGTGCGGATCACCGACAGCTGCGCCACGAAGACGTGGCCGCAATCGATGTTCTCGCAGGTCAGCCGCAGCTCGCGGACCATGGGCGTGACCTCGCAGCTGTTGCGCACGATCGAGCGTGACTGGCAGTGCGGGCAGGCGATGGCCGGCATGCGCGGCGGGTAAGGACGGCGTTCTTTCACTGGTGGGTGCCCCCGGTATCCCCTGCGATCGGCCCCGTGCCGGTCGGAAGGAAGGGTGTCAGGCGCCGGATCAGGCGCCCCCAGGCGCTGTGCGCCTGCTCTGCCTCGGCGAGCGCGCGAAGCGCCAAGCGCGGCGAGGCGTTGGTGTAGGTAAGGGTGATGGCGGCTGCGACGGCTTCGCCGCTTTCCGACGATGCGTCGGCCACAGCGACGGCTAGCTCGCGCCGACAGGCGTCGTGCTGATCGCGAGAGACCTGCAGCTGATGCGCGAAGGCGTCGAGGAAGGGTGCGCCGTCGCCGCCCGCCGCCTGGTAGGCGTCGTCATAGGCCAGCGCCAGATTGATCGGCGGGGTGGCGTTGCAGCCATCCTCCGACCAGTAGCGCACGGTACGCTCGTTGCGCCGGGCGAGCGCTGCGCAGGCAGGCCAGCCGATGACACCAGCGATCCGCGTCATCGCGGCTGGGAAGGTGAGGGGCGCGCGCAGCTGCGTCATGCGCTGTGCGCCCCCTTCAATACTGGGGACGTTCCGAAAGCGACGCTTGGCGATCGAACCGCTAGATACGCGGTGGGGTGGCTTGCAGGCGGATAAATGTCGGGACGCAATTCCTCGCGGCTGATCCCAGTCGCCGCTTCTACCTTCAGCACAAAGCGCTCCGGGAGAAGCGACTTATTAGCGAGGAGCTGGGAAATGTTGCCCTGTGTGCATCGGCAGATGTTGGCGAGTCCGGTTTGTCCCGACGCAGCCGCCACGGCGCGCTTAAACGCCTCGAAAGCCTGCTCAAACTCTTGCTCGGAAAGATCATATCGGCTCGACATTAACAACGGATATTACCGAACTAATGCGAGTACAATAGTAAACTACATTAGCCGCCTAATTTTTTCGCGGTATGGTGGCGAATGAGCTTGCTGGGGGATCGTCTGAAAGCCGCCATGGGGCGGGCACGCATCGAGCAGGCTGAACTCGCCGCCAAGGTGGGCTGCACGCAGGGAGCGATCAGCCAGATACTGACCGGCCGCACCTCAAGGTCTCGGTTCCTACCGGATATTGCCGAAGCCTTGGGGACGACAACGGCGTTCTTGCTTGGCGACACAAACGATCCAGCGCCTCGCGCCTCGTCGGAGCTGACTGAAGGCGAGATGGCTGATCGCCTAGATCTCGTCAGCATCGCGTCTGTGGACATGGCCTACGGCATGGGGCTGACATTTGCTTCTGATCCGGTCCATGTCGACGTCCTCCACTTTCCAAGGCGATGGCTCGAGTCGCTCACCAGCACCGCTCCGCAGGAGCTTGCGTGGGCACGGGGGCGCGGAAACTCGATGTCGCCTACGATCGAAGACAATGATCTGGTGCTGATCGACCGTTCAGACCGGTCGGTGCGCGATCAGGACGCGATCTGGGCTTTCACGATCGGCGAGGTGGCGATGATGAAGCGCCTCCGGGTTCGCGGTGAACAGGTCACGATCCTGTCAGACAATGCGCACGTGCCGCCGGACACTGCACATCCCGAGGAAATCCACATCGTAGGGCGCGTATCGCACATAGTTCGAAGACTGTGACAAGCTGGCCTGGGGAGGCCGGCGCATGGAGGGGGGAGCATGCTCGAGAATGTTAGCCAATCAGCGCGGCGGCTGACCGAAAAGGCGGCAGTTTTGCCGCCGAGCTTGACGATTGAAATGGCAGAAGACGCTGCGGAGCTGCCCCCGCCGACCGATGACACGCCGCAGGTAATCGCCGGGTTTATCTGTGCTATCGAATATGCGGACGCGGATGGCGTGGTCACCGATCGGGTAATCAACTGCCGGCGATATGAGTATTTTAACAACAAGCCGCGCGTAGGCGCGATCTGCGGCACCTCGCGTAAATACAAGACATTCTACTGTGATGGCATCCTTCAGGTGCACGACGTCGTCACCCGCCAGCATCTCGGCGACGGTACCCTCTTCGAGCAGTTCGTTGTCGGCGCACACAAGGTCGGGAAGAGCGACTGGAACACCACATCGCAGCGCAAGTCGCTGATCGTGGCCGGTCTAAACGTGCTGTGTTTCATGGCTCGTTGCGATGGGCATTGGCACGAGCTTGAAGAGCAGGTGATTGAGGAGTTCGTCTGCTCGCTGTGGATCCGAAAGGAATGGGAGAATGAGCCTCCCTTGCCCGAGATCGTGGCTCACGCACGCCGGCTGGCGCCCGACGGCGAGGTGTTCCGGGCGGCCATAACGCAGTACGGGCACAGTAGCACGTCGGCGGCAATCCTATCCCGTTTCGTGCAGCGTGTAGTCGCGGCCGACGGCGTGATTTGTGACGCTGAGCATCGCTGGGGTGCTGAGTTTGAGGAGCTCCTTGCCGAGGCGCAAGCGGGCGCCGTAGCGAGCCGGTGAGACGAAGCCTTGGCTAAGCAGCGACCACGCTTTTTCAGTGGCTTCGATCCCGGACGTTATCTCCTCAAGGTCACTGGCTTGTTCCTTGCGCTTCTTGGTGTGGGCAGCGCATTTGCAGATTACTCCAGTTGGGTTAGCGATTTACGTGATCGTATTAAGGCTGAAGAGGGAACAATTTTCTACGCCTATGGCGGATGGATGCTCGTGTCGTTTGCGATCGAACTCGTGCGACGCAAAGTTCGTCATGACCTCGCCGTCTTGCGCTTTGAGCGCGCTGGGCGTCGGCGACGCCGGTGAGGCGTTGCAACGAACGGTTCACAGGTTGGTTGATATGTTCAATCCATATAGGCATATGAAGGGCATGTTCGTGAGGTTCAAATGAGCGCTCTTACGACAATCCTGCTTTTACTCGTGGCGTATGGCGCGATCGTCATAGCGACGACGCTGTTGTCTCAGCCTGCGCGGGTGCGTCTCCAGGAGATCGCTCTCGACATATTGGATGAGCGGCATCTTTCACAGGATGATCGCGAGACGGTCGAGTGGATGATTCAGTCGAGTTCCTCGTCGGTCGTAGGCCTGATGCTGCCGTTTGCCGCTGCTTACCTGCTGGCGGGTGCGCTTCTCGGCGCGCGCCCAAATGGCACTGGGCAAAGTAAGCTTCGCCAGAATCCACGTTACGACGAAATGGCGGGACTCTACGTAGCTTCGATCATGGCTTGCAGCCCGTTTGCCAGCTTGGTCGCAGCTCCTTTTATCATCGCGGGCGTGATGTTGACAGCGATCCGCGGTAATCGCAGCTTGGTGGCAGCGGCTGAGGCGCCTGCGCTCAAGGCTTCTGCGCACTTCCGCCAGGGGCATATGCAGTTGATATGAACTAAGTTTCAGGCTGTCTTTCTGGTTTTAAACTCGTGATGAAGCCGGCGTTGCTCAAGGTGTGATCCACTTCAGCCACCTTCCAGAGAATAACGTCGATTGAAGGTTTGTATCCGCTGACTTTCGCGGTCTGCTCAGCGGCGAGATCGGGGCGCCCGAGCGCGAGGGTGAGGCTTAACGACATTAGCTCCCGACCCGCCTTGGCGTGCGCGGCGTTGGCGGCGGTCTGCGCGGCCTCGTCGGTCGGATATACTCGCGCCAACTTCTTGGCGCCGTCTGCCTTGCCGGCGGCGAAGGTGCGGCGCTTCCCCCCCCTTGCGGTCGTGCCAGGTGGCAACCACGCCCGGAACATCGTCGCGCGTCTGGCGCGTGAACTGGTGCGTGTCCCCATCGCGCCGGCGGATGGTGATCGCTGGCAGGGTCTTGCCGCTGGCGGTAGTGCCCGCGCCGATCGGCGACAGGATCAGCGCGCCGGCCTTGATCGTGGCGACGGCGTTATGCTCGCGGCCGAGACGGCGGACGAATGCCATATCGCTTTCCCGGCTCTGCGCCTTGCTGCGCACCGCGACCTTCGCGAGTGCATATAGCGCTATCGACGTGCCACGATTGCTCCGACAAAGCGTTGTTGCCCGTTATTCAGGCTGGAGCTTAGCGCGAACGCTAGACCTACCTCGCTTGCAGCCTGGCCGAATGTCCTACCGGTGAGCGTACCGGTGTAGCCTGACTGGTTCACCGATGCGTTAATCTCTGATGCAGCGAGGGAGCCCTGCGCCGTGAAGGTGCCGAAGTTTATCCGGGCGCCTTCCGACACCATAGGCGGCAGCTTGGTGCGAAGGTTGAAGGTAACCGAGCTCGTCCTGCCAGAGTAATCCAGCGTGACAGTGGCCGTTCCCTCAACTCCAGTCACCATCGTGAAGCCCGTCCGTAGCACATTGCCCCGCACCCAGCCGGAGAAGGTTTGCGTGCCGCTCGTCGGACTATCTCCGGCTTGCGTGGGATAGCCAAAAACCCCTCCGGTCAGCCTTCCTTGAACCACATCCGACCATTCCCGCGACCAATTGTAGTAGCTAACGCTCGTCAGCGACGCAGCCGGATCTGTAGATCGACTGGCGGTTTCGATGTTTTCGAGGATTGTAAGGCGCGAGGACAGAAAGCCCCATCGGTTAAGGAAGGCAAAGTCGTACTCGCCATCACCATCCATGGGCCGCTCGACGAGATTGGCCGGGTTGAAGACGCTGACCTCGTCATCAGACCGGACCGTCCATGAACGGGTGCCAAGTGCAGTTGCTACTTCGAAGTTCGCTGCGCTTGTCGGCGGCGTGGTACTGGCCGGGCCAAGCTGAAAATCGGCGTTGCTTAGGCGGCCGGTGTAACTTGTCTGGGCGAGTGATGCGGAGAACTGAGCAGAGCCCGAAATTGGGAATGAGCCATAGACAGGTGTCGGAGATGGCGTCGGGCTTGGAGTGGGACTTGGGGTCGGAGTGGGACTAGGGGTTGGCGTTGGGCTGGGGCTGGGTGACGGCGTCGGTGAAACGATCGGAGGCGGACTGTCTGGATCGTCGTCTGAACACGCGGAGATCAGTGTCATGGCCACTAGGCTGGCAGGCAGAAAGTAGGAAACTTTCATCGTCCATATCCTCCCTGCAAGGTAAGTATCACATATTTGCTTTGCGACAAAAGTGGCCGCTATCCTGGCATTAGTGCCCGCGTATTATGCCGGGAACTAAGAAAACCCCGCTCCTATCTCTCAGTATAATCTGCTTGCTTCGGTTCCGGAATTGGAAGCCCGCGGGGATGAATGAAAGATCATCTGTCCGCTTCTAGTTTCACATTTGTTATCAATCCTCTATCGCCGATGCTGTGGCTCACCTCGGTGATGATCCAACGCAGCTGATCAATCGCTGCCTTGTAGCCTGTCGTTTTTGCCTTCTGCTCCGGAGCGAGATCCGGGCGGCCCAAGGCGAGGATGAGGCTCAACGACGCCCGCTCGCGGCCTGCCTTGGCCTGCGCCGCGTTGGCGGCGATCTGCGCCGCCTCCTCGGTCGGATATACCCGCGCCAGCTTCTTCGCGCCCTCTGCCTTGCCGGCGGTGAAGGTGCGGCGCTTGCCTTCCTTGCGGTCATGCCAGCTGGCGATGACACCGGGAACATCGTCCCGCGTCTGGCGCGTGAACTGGTGGGCGTCGCCGTCGCGCCGGCGGATGGTGATCGCCGACAGCGCCTTGCCGCTGGCGGTGATGCCGGCTCCAATCGGCGACAGGATCAGCGCGCCGGCCTTGATCGTAGCGACGGCGTGATGCTCGCGGCCGAGGCGGCGGATGAAAGCCATGTCGCTTTCCCGGCTCTGCGCCTTGCTGCGCACCGCGATCTTCGCGAGCGCTGGGGCGCATTTCGGCGTGAGCTTCAGCCGGCCGGCGATCTGCGCGACGATCGCGCCTAGCGTGGTGTCGTGATAGCTCTTCTCGCGCCGCGTCTTGATGTCGCCCGCGAAGTCTGCCGCGCGGGCGCGGATCGTCACCTGATCGGGCGGGCCGCTGTGCGACACCTCGTCGACGATGAAGCGGCCCTTGTCGACCAGGCCGGGCGCGACGTCGCTGCCGCTCTTCCACCCCAGCTGCAGCTGCAGCGTTGCGCCGCTGGGCGGGAGATCGAGTTTGCCGTCGCTGTCGTCGAGAACGATGTCGAGCTGGTCGGCCTCCTCGCCGCGCTTTTCCGACAGGCCCAGCGAGATCAGGCGCGGACGCACCTTGCCGGTGATGTCGAGCAGCTTCGCCGCCTCGTCGAACAGCGTGCCGCGCATATCGGTGCCGCCCATCGTCAGGCGGAAATCGGGCACGTTGTTCATGCGCGCGCCTCGTCATCGACTCGCAGCAGGTTGATGGTGAAATCGATCTTCAGCGGCGTGCCATCGGCGAGCAGCACGCGTTGGCCCTCGTCGATCGTCTCGATGACATAGGCGCCGTACACGCGGCCGGCGCCGTCGAGCAGCGGCCATGCATCGCCGCTGTTCGCCATAGTGCGCAGCTCGTCGATCGAGGCGCTGCCGTTGCTCAGCTCCGCATAGGCCGTGCCGCTGATCGAGATCGTTTCCTCGCCGGGCCCGACATATTGCGTCGCGTCGCGCGCGCCGATGCGCGGCGAGGTGGCATGGCGCCATGACGCGCGGCGCTGCAGCTCGTCATGGGCGAGGGTGGAGATGCCGAAGGCGAAGAGTCCGAGGGCCAGCAGCATCAGAAGTCATCCTCGTCCGCGAAGGTGGAGCGGTTGCGGGTGGCGGCGCCCTGTGCTTCGGCGAGCTTGCGTGCAACGATCTGGGCGATCTTCTCCTCGCTCTGCCCCGGCGCACCCTGCACGATGATCGTGATGGGGGCGGCCGGGGCGGCGCGTGCGGCAGCGCCGGCGGATCCCGCGCCGCCTGCCATGGCGCCGACCGCGATCGCGCCGGTCATGCGACGGGACAGGCCGTGGAGGCGCGACATGGGGCCGTTCTCGCCACCCTCGATGCCGTTGGAGAGGCCCTCCATCATGTATCCACCCAGCCCGGCAAAGACGCGGGAAGGGGAGCGGATGCCGAGCACGCTCTTGAAGGTGCTGATGGCGCCGCTGCCGATGCTGCGGATTTTCGCCAGCACGATCCCCGGATCGATCCCGCCGAGCAGCCCCTGCATGATCATCGTGCCGGCCGTCTTGAACAGCGCAACGCCGCTGCTTTTCAGCCAGTTGCCTGCGTCGACGAAGCCCTGCCGGATCCCGCCCCAGAAGGAGAACCAGGCGGCGCTGATCGTGTCCCAATGGTTCCACGCGGCATAGAGCAGAGCGATGGCGCCCAGCACGGCCATCACCGTCCCGACGATCGGCAGCAGGCCGATCGACGCGACACCGCCGGCGACGCCCATGGCGGTGAGGCCGGCGTTGATGATCGCGATCGGCCCCATGATTCCGGCCAGGATGATCATGCCGGTGCCGAACAGGAGGAACAGCCCGGCGATTGCCGCGGTTCCGATGACGGCCGCTTTCGCGAGGCGCGGGTGCTGCTGCGCCGCCTTGCCGATCCAGCCGGCGAAGGCGGTCAGGCGCTTGGTAACGCTGTTGACGGTGGGCAGCAGTAGAGCGCCCAGCGTGATCCCCAGCGCCTGTGCGTTGACGGTCAGCGCCTTCGACTGTTCGGCCGAATCCTTCATCCGCTCGGCAAAGTCGCGATCGGTGACGCCGCTGGCACCCGCCGCCTCGGCGCGGATCCGGCGATATTCCTCCATGTTCTGGATCAGCGGGCGCAGGCCCTGTTGCACCTGCGCGTCCTCGAACAGGAAACCCATCTTGCTGAGATCGCCGCCGGTCGCTTTCTTGGTCAGCTCGGCGATGGCCTCCAGCGGCGTCTTGCCCTCGGCATAGGCCTTCTTCAGCGCCTTTGGCAGATCGATGCCGAACTTCGAGAATGCCTTGATCGTGCCCGGCGAGCTGATCTTCTGGATGACGTTGGCGACGTTGTTCGCGGCGGTGGAGCTGTCGCCTGCGCCTTTGCGCGCGATCTGCAGCGCAGCGGCGAGATCCGCAACGGCGCCGGTACCCGACTGGCCGAGCGCCTGATAGCCTGCGGTGAGCGACGGGAAGGATCCCGCCATGTCCTTGATCTCGAACGCGCCCTGCTTGCCGGCCTCGGCCATGATGTCGATGACACGCCCCGCCTGGTCGACCGGCACCTTCAGATTGTCTTTGGCGGCGAACGCTGCGGCGGACAGATCGGCGATCTCTGCCTGATAGGCTGTCGCCGCCTTGCCGATCGGCTTCATCATGATCGCTGCCTGCTGCGGCGACAGGCCTAAGCCGGCGAGCGCGTCCACACCCTGCAGCATCGCATCGGGCAGCTGGTTCGCCGCCTGGGCCGAGGCGAGCAGCGATCGGCCCAGCTGGCCGCTGGCCTTGCGGGAGAGATCCGCCTTCTGGCCGATGGACGTCATCGCCGCCTCGTAATCCTGTGCCTGCTTCACCCCGCGCCAGACGCCGGTGCCGATCGCGACGCCGGTGCCGATCGCCGCTGCGCCGCTTGCCGCCATGCCGCCTGCCATGCCCTGCATTCGGGCGAACTTCTCGCGCGCGGCCGAGGCGCGGCGCTGCCGGTCGGTAAGCTCGCGCAAGCGGCTGCTCTGTTCCTCGATTTCGCGATTGGCCGCTGCCGACTGTGCGCGCAGGTCGCGCTCGTGCTGGGCGAGGTTGCGGGTCTCCACGCCAGCCGCGCGCAGCCGCTCGCGCAGCTGCTGCAGCTGGCTCGTTTCGGCCTGGTGCTGGCGCGTCAGGCGTTCGGCCTCGGCCTTCGCCTTGGCGAAATCCCGCGTCATCGCCTTTGTCGGTGCCGAAGTTTTCGCGATCTCGCGGCCGAGCGCCGCGGCGCGCGTCTTAGCGGCCTGCATCGTCGCGGCGGTCGACTGCACGCCGGCCTTCAGCTGGCGGAAGCCCGCGAGGTCAGCCTGGGCGCGATCAATCTCCTTCAGCCGGTCGCGCGTCGTTTTCAGCGACTGCGCGAGCTTGCTGGATCCGCCGGCCATGTCGCGGAGCGGGCGGGAGACGCGGTCGCCCGCTTCGAGCAGCATGCGGATCCGCAGGTTACGATCGGCCATGTCAGCTTTCCGGGTTGTGGCGCTTCGCCGCCTTAATTCGCCAGCCCATCAGCTCGGCCGGCGTCATCGGATCCATGGCGGCCGGCGTCCATCCGAAGACGAGCGCCAGATCCGCCATCACTTCCTCTAAGTCGCCGGGGAGACCGCTTCCTTCGCGGCCTTCGGCAGCAAAAAATCCATCACCTCGCCGCCGAGCTGCATGAGATCGGCGGGATCAAGGCGCGCGATGTCGGCCTTGTGCAGGACCGGCATGGTGATGCGCGGCAGGAGGGTTTCGAGGGCGCCATAGTCGAGCTGCGACAGCGCCATCAGGGTCAGGCCGCGCAGCTCGCCTGCGTTCGGCTTGCGGACCTGCACGGTGGTGATCGGGTCGGCGCCGGGACGATCGAGCGGCACGTCGAGGGCGACAGTGGCGAGGCTGGTCGAAGCGGCAAGGGTGGCAATGTCGGTCATGGTGGCGGCTTTCGCTGGATCGGGAAACGGCGCCGGCGACACGGGGTCGCCGGCGGTCAGGTGGGAGAGGTCAGTAGAGGCCGATCGCCGCGCGCAGCTCGGCGCGACGGTCGACGCCGTCGACGATCAGGATGCCGGCGAGGACGTCGGCCTCGATCACGGTGACGCCGTTCCAATCGAGCTTGTAATAAGCCACGGCGGTCTTGACCTTGAACTCGCCGCCCTCGCCGAGCTTCTGCTCGCCCATGTCGATCTCTTCATGGCGACCGCGGATCATCACCTCGACGGAATCCACCGCGCCGTTGTCGTCCTGCTGATAGGCGCAGGCGAAGCGCAGGCCGATGCCGTCGACCCGCGTGACGCCATATTGCGACAGGACATCGCGCATCGGCCCGCCGAGCGTCCATTCGGCCTCCATCGCCTCGCTGCCGAGGTCGACCTTCACGGTGCCGTCCATGCCACCGCCGCGCCAGTCGTCGAGCTTGCGGGTGAGCTTGGGCAGGGTGAACGATGCGACCTGGCCGATGTACGGCCCGCCGCTGTTGAACAGCATCAGATCCTTGAGCTTACGGGGCATCCCCATGGCGTGTTCCTTCGATGGTAGAGGGGGAGTGGCGGCCGGGATCAGCCGTTGGCGACCAGGGCGGCGAAGTCGGCGAAGAACTCGTCCGAGATCTCCTGCTCGAACGCGAGGTGCTCCAGCGGCGGGACCGGCGTGTAGCGGTAGCTGATCAGCAGCTTGCCCTGCTTCAGCGTGTCGACCGGGTTCTTGTCGGCGCGGAACTCGGCGACGGCGCCGAGGATCTTGCCCTCGCGCTTCAGCTCGCGGAACTTGGCATTGATCTCCTCGACGATGTCCTTGGCGAGGCTGGGCGTCAGCGGCTTGTCCATCGCCCACAGCATGCCGGCGACGATGCTGTCTGCGAGGATCTGCGCGGTGCGGGTCGCGCTTTCGAAGGTGAAGGCGCTTGCCGGATCCGCGCAGGTGCGGTTGCCCCAGAAGCGCAGCTCGCCCGCCAGGCGCACGATCGTCGTCACCTGCGCCGCGTTCAGGATATTGGCGTCACAGTCCGGATCCTGAATGTCGAACTGGACGTCTTTGGTGAGGCCATCGACGCCAGCGACCGGTACGTTGGACAGCGTCTTGTGCCAGCCCTGCGTCTGGTCGATCGCGGCACGCAAACCGAGAGCACGCGCTACGGCGAAGCTGGGCACGTCGGCGCCGTTCAGGCCGAGCGGCGCGGTGAAGTCCGGCCAGATCAGCATCAGCTCGCGCTGATCGAAGTTCGCGCGATAGGCGGCGACCTGCTGCCGATCGGCGCCGATTGCTGCGGCATAGGCCATGGCGCGCAGCCGCTTGGCGACGTCGGCCAGCGCCTCTGCGACATCCTCGGTATCGAGGCCGGGCGCACCGATGATGCGCGGGCGAACGCCAATCTGCGCCTCGGCCGCGAGCAGTGCCTGCAGGCCGGTCTTTACGCCGTTGACGTCGGCGCCGATCACCGCTGCCTCGGTCGCCTCGGCATCGGCGCCGGGCGCGACGCGCACGACGACAACGGTGGTGCGGACCTGATCGGCAATAGCCTCCAGCGCAGCTCGAAGCGTGCCGGTCGCGCCGGCAGCGGCGATGGCATCACCAAGGACAGTGACCTTGACCGGCGTGTCGAGCGGGAAGACGGCCGCGTCAGCAGCGGGCGCTGTCGCGACCAGGCCGATGACGGCGGTGGCGACGGTGGCGATGGTGCGGCGCGAGCCGGGCACCTCGGTGACGGAAATACCGTGGAAGAACGACATCGCGAGGATCCTTTCAGACGAGCGCGCTGAGCGCGGAGAGGGGAGTGGAGAAGGCGAAGGCGGCGGATGGGCCGACGACGTCGTTGCGGCGCCCGGTGACGATGAGGCGGGCGCTGCAGGAGGCGTCGCCGGGTTCGAGCGCGATCCGATCGATCCGGGCGCGGCGCTCCTGGCGCAGCAGCGACAGGGCGGCGGCAGCGAAGACGCGGATCCGCGTCAGATCATTGAGCGGCTGATCGAGCAGCTCGGGAATGCGCGAGCCGTAATCGCGCCGGCCGACGCGGGTGCCCAGCGGCGTACCGAGGATATCGGCGATTGACTGGCGCAGATGGTCGGCGCCCTCGATCTGCTTGCCGGTGGTGCGATCCATGCCGATCATGGCACGTCCTCCAAAGTGGTACTTTGGAGGAGGAAGAAGGCGGGAAGGCCGATCATTGCGGTGGACCCGAAACGGCGCCGCCTGCCTGGACATTGGTGTGCTTGTGGCTCTTGAGGCTCTTGCCGTCCGCTACGACGTCATCGGTGGCCGTCATCTTGCCCTGCAGGTCGATGTCGCCCTCGATCTTGACGGGGCCGACCAGGCGAATGCCGCCCGGCGCCTCGATCAGCGCCTTGCCGCCATCAGGCATCACCGCGTTGAGCGTGTGGCTTTCGGGGTTGTAGAGGATCCGCGCGCCGTCCTCGAACTCGATCAGGGTCGAGCCGTCGTTTGCGGGATGCGGGCTGGCGTCAGAGCTGAGACTGCCGACGACGATCGCACGCTCGGTATCCGCCTCCGGCGCCAGCACCAGCACCTGTTCGCCGACGCTGGGGGGCGACCAGACGCGCGTGTTGCCGACACGGCTGCATAGCCATGGGATATCGCCGGTCGTCAGCTCATCGGCAATCTGCACACGGCACGTGCCGTTCGCGAGATCGACGGACGCAATGGTGCCTTCGCGGGCAAGATCGCCGATCAGGCGCTGGGTATCGCGGGGATCCATGACCGCGACCATGCGCGGCACGTTCGCGAGTGCGAGTGGCCGGTCGTGTAGAAAGCTATTCTACACGACCGGCCTGCGGTTTTGTCGTCAGGCCGCTTCCAGCGCCTTCTCCAATCGGCTCAGGCGTTCGGCGTTGGCGGCGGCGAGGAACAGGGCGAGTTGCCCGATACGCAAACCGTAGCGGTTGCCCGCTAGGCGGGCGAGGCGCTCGCCATCCTTCACCAAGCCATCGACTTCCAGCTCGATCTCCCTGAACTCGAAAACGGGAACGCCGATCGCGTCCTCTTCGTCGTTGGCCGGGTTCTTCGTGCCATACTCACGCACGCCGGTGTCGACCGGCACGGTGACCAGCTTCTTGACGCGACCAGGGACCATGACGTCTTCGAAGCCGTCATCCCAATGGTCGTAACACAGGAAGGCATGTCTGAAGCTGGGGTGTTCGCCAGGTGCCGGTCGCGTTTCGAGCCCTTCGTCATAGAAGATCTCGATGATATCCTGCGCCTTCGCACCAAAGTGGACGCGAGCAGCGTCTTCGCCCTTCGCCTTGATCTGGTCGAGCCATTGATAGAGCCCCATCTGCGCACTGATGCGCCGAGCGGCACGCAGATGCGCCTCGCTCATCCTGCCGCGCCACATCTTTGCACGCGCGTCTGAGGTGTTGATGGTGCCGCTGGCCGCGTAGACGGTCGAAAAGCGAGCGCCGGGGCCGCCCAGGCTACGCTCCGCATCAGCGGTCGGAACGATGTTGCCGCTGGTAGCAATGTCGCCGTCGAAGCGCGCGGCACGGTTGTATCGTCCGCCTGCTGCCTGCGCGAACAGGCCGGTATTGAGGTCGTTGTCTCCAAAGCAGCCGATGACGGTGCCGTAACCGCTGGATCCACCACCGGCATTGTTGACGATCGTCAGCCCGGTCGCTTCCACCGAACCACGCACGTTCGCCGTGAGCGTGATCGCAGCACCGGTCATCGGCGCTGCACCGGTGAGTGGCGTGCCCGGCGCTACAATCACGTCCAGCCCGCTAAGCATGCCGGTTCGCTCGCCCCCTTTCAGGATCTGAACACGGGTAACGATGCCAGCGGTGACGTTCTGCCGCTCGAACGTATTTGACACGGCAGACCGGGTGTTCGCGGCCGTCGTGCTGACAATACCGGCGCCCTCTTCGCTGATATTGTCAACCACCAGCGCCGGGCCGATCCCGCTCGGCCCGCCGGCAACTCCAGTAACGTTCTGCTTGATCGCGCGGATGGCGGCTCCGGTACCCGAACTCGCAAAGTTGCCGAGCAGGCCGAAGCCATCACCGCTGCCCACGCGGTTCCCCGAGGCGCCTCCGCCAGGACCGTCCTCATATTTGTTGAACACCCCGGCGAACGACCGGCCCTTGCCATTGGCTGCGGCGCCGAAGGCGCCCCCCGTGGTGACGTCCTTGCCCGCGGAGTAGAGGATGTGGATCGGGTACGCGCCGCTGCCTTCGCCGTCCGCCGCCATGTGAAGCAGCATGCCGTCTCGCTGCTGACCCAATACGGATTCAAAGAAGAACTCGAGCGAGGCGCTGCCCTGACCGGGATCAGGCACGATCGATCGAAAAGGGGCGCCGGCACGAAGCGCGCCGAGCTTGTCCGCGATGTTGGCTGCGTCGTCGCTGCTGATCGTGTCGGCCGTGACGGATTCAAAGCCGAGCGGCCCGCTGGGATCGCCCTTGTCACCTTTGTAATAGTTTGGGAGCGAGGCGGCGATCGCCGTGGAGAGCATGAGCATCGAGAGACGCTTGGTGATCCGGCTCTGCACGACGGGGAACTGGACGTCTTCCGCGAGATCATTGACGATCGGCAGCGCCGAGATCTTGGCCATGAGTCAAACCTTCATGATGTAGAACAGCGACATGGACGGCTGCGTCACGTCGACGGTGTGATCGTGCGCGCCCGCCTCGGCGGACGCGCCGGCGAGCGTTGCGGTGTGTGAGTGACCGGGATCGAGGAGCTGAACCGAACGAACGGAATCGCCGGTGCCCCCGCCGGCGGTGTCGTTCTTCAGCGTGGTGTTAAGTGACACGAGGCTTTCGACGTTGGCGGTGGTGCCGGTGACTTCCACCTGATGCGCATGTGCGCCGGCCTGTGCGGTGCGCTGTTGCGTCGCACCGAAACGCTCACCAGCCGGGCGATCGCCCGCGCCGACGATCACGAGGCCGCGCAGATCCGGCGTCGTGACAATGCCCTCGCCATCGCTGCGTTCGACTGCTCGCCCATCGCAGATGGCCCAGCCGACGGGAGTGTCGTTATCGTCTCCGTACCAGATGCTGATCATGCCGATCGGGAGCATGCGCCGCAGCTCTGCCGGCGTGACGACCGTCGAGCTCGACGTTCCCTCCTCGACCTCATCGGGGGTCGCCAGGCGAACCACGCCCATCCGCTGTGTCGTCGCCGGTGGATTTAGGAAGTTGGTGTCGCCGAAGCGCAAATCGCTGATGTCCCCAGTGGGGAAGCCGATGTCGATCGCGGCGAGAAGCGCGGCGCGCGGCGACTTTTCGAACAACGGATCTTCTTGGCCGTAGGCAGCAAACAGCGTACCATCGCCGAGGAACAAGCCGAAGCCATGGGCGTGGTAGCTGGCGTCGCTGTCATCACGAATGATCATGTGAACGACATTGTCGCCGACCTGCTCGCCGGAGATTGTCTGCAGCCGCTCGAACTCGCCAGGCAGTGCGTCAAGCGTCGGCGCCGGAACGAACGGCGCGTCAGTCAGACCTACGGACATGATGGAAAGGTCGATGTCGTCGGCCAGCTGCGCCGCGGTGAACCGTTCCAGCCCTGCCCGGGTGATGGTGAGGATCAATCTGCTCATTGGATGTTCCTCAGCAAGGAGCCGGTTTCGGTTTCGAGCGGCTCGCCCTGTTCGGTCTGCAGACAGGCATCCCAATCGAGCGAGGTGTCGACGATCAGATCAGTGGCATCGCGCGTGTAGGAGACGAGGCGACCTGCGCCCTGAATGCCGACCGCTCCGCCCGCGAACAGCGTCTGCACCACGCGCAAATGCTCGCGGAGCGGTTTGACACGACCGACCTCGGCAATGATCTCGTCGATGATCGCAGCGCTGGCGCGCTTGCCGCCCGCCGCCCTGGCGATCTCCACCAGTGGCACATGCACCTCGAAGACGTGTGGCGGCAGGCGGGCGGGATCCTCGTGCCATTCAACGATGGTGGCGAGCCGATCGAGCCGGGCGAGCACCATCTCAACCGATCGCCGTGTGCCCTTGATCCGGTGGAGCGCGATCGATTCCGCGACTGCCTGGCGCTTCAGCGCCTCTGGCCATGTCGCATCCCAGCTATCGACCGAGAGGCCGAACGCGAGCCATGGCAATACGCTGGCGGCGATGGTCTGCGGATTGACCAGCGTGTCGATCGGCGCGGTGACATCGCTCAGCCGGGCAATGCCATGCTCCAGCGCACGTTCAAGCCGGGTCGCATTGGGCGGCAGCAGGCTCATGCCGCGTAGCCGCCATGCGAAACGTCGATCGCAATGGGCCAAGCCGCTTCGGTCGCATCACAGATAACGTCAGCGGCTGGGCTGGCGAGATCCACGCGATGCACGCCAGCGACGGAAAGGGCGGCAATGATGCCTGAGCGCGTGATTGACCGACCGAGCTTGCGGTTCTCCGCATTGAAACCGGCCAGTGCCCTGCGCGCCTCGTCCAGCACGATCGAGATGTCGGGACCGGAATAGGTGATCAGCACTGCGCGGATCTCAAAATTGCGGATCGTGGCCGAGGTGGTCGTGACAGCATCGCCGAGCGGCCTGATCGCTGGACTGTTCACGACGGCGTCGACGGCATCGACGAGCTGGGCCGAGGCAGTGCCGTCGCCTTGCGTCGACAATATTGAGACGCGCACGACGCCAGGCGCGGGCGAGCTGGCGGTCGCGTCGAGCACTTCGGCGCTCGCGCCCTTGGCGTGGGCGACATAGGCCAGCTCGGGCCCGGCGCTGGAGAAGCTTTCGGGAGCAAGCACGATGCGCTGACGAAAGGCCTCGTCAGCCTCCATCACTGCGGGGCGGCCCGGGGCCGGGTCGGCCGGCGCAATGGTGAGGCGAGCGACACCGACCAAGGCGCCGAGGTGATCGAGCGCGAGCCCGGTGGCATAGGCGACGAGCAGCTGCAGCGCGCCATCCTGAAAGGCGCCGCGGATCAGGAACTCGCGGTAGGCCGCGACCTGAAGCACCTTGACCGCAGGGTCGCTGTCGATTGTCGCATCGAACGCCGGCATCAGCTGCTGCACAGCAGCGATCATATCGGTGAGGATCTGCTCGAAGGTGCGCTGCTCGACGATGGTCGGCGCAGCCAAGCGCGAAAGATCAACGGTGGAGGAGCTGGCGGCCATGATGCCGGCCATGTCGTGCGGCACGCGCGCGCCTGGCTATGCCGCGCTCGTGTAGAATGGCTTTCTACATGACTAACATAAAGGCTGGTTAAGCGGTCCGGCAGCTACCCCCCAACATCGGCCGCCCGCTATGCGCGGTGCTCATCCCAAAAGCGGCCGGCCGAAATCCACTCAGTCCCCGGCGTTAGCGGCGCTTTTCAGCGTTCCAACTCGCGTAAAGCTGCGTCGAGCCTGCAATGCATGTAAACTGAAAAGGGGGCGGAGTTGCGCTCGAAGGTGCACGTGTCTTTAACGGTTCGCACGCACCGTAGCGCACGCCGTTGCGGAACGCGCCCGGCATACAGGCAGGAATTTGAGCAGGAATGCTGAGACGCTTCATCTTCGCCGCAGGCTTCGTCGTAACCGGCTGTTCGTCAGCAGAGCCTGAACCCGCAGCCGCGCCCAAGGCAAAGGCAGTGGTTGTAACGTCTGAGCAGAAGATCGCCGCCCTTGACCAGCATATCAAGGGTGATGCTTGGAAGCCGCTTACCCGCCAGAAGGACAGTGGGCTCTATCGCAAGCTGGGCAAGGAGCGTTTCGCCGACGCGAACGCGCTCGCGATGTGGGCTGGCCGAAGTGCCCTTCAGGATATGTGCCGTGAAGTAAAGTCGATCAAAGTCAGTAGCGACGCAACTCGAAGTCAGCTTTCCTGGGACATCAAGTGCGATCAGACACTCGGCATCAGCGTCTCGGAAAAGGGGGCACTTCAAACGCGGAACGCCGTTGATCCCAGCTTTAAGGACCGGGGCGAAAGCCTGCCAGACATGTATAGCCGATCCGGCGCCGGTGAAGGCGCTGACGTCGAGAAGTTAGCCGCGACAATCATTAACCTGAACCGTCATCTTTGCGCGAAAGTGCTAGACATATCGCCTCTTCAAATGCGCGAGGGCGTCTACGAGGTGACCTGCATTGAGTATCGCGGTGGCACAGGCACTGTCCGCTACATGCTGGACGCTCGGGCCGGCTTAGCATCGCCGCTGTAGCACTTGGCTCCACGTGCGCCACGGACTTCAGTGTTCCAAGTCGCGTCAACCTGCGTCAAGCCTGCAATGCACGTAAACCGAAGGGCAGGGCGCAAGAGCCGCAGATATGCGCGAGTTCGGCAGCTTTCGGGCGGAAAAGCGGACGTTCCGCTTACGCCCCAATAGCGGACATGAAAACCATGTGCGAAGGTCGCGCCGTGGAACGCATAAACGACGACACGCCTGCGGACCGGCTCTACCTGAAGGGCTTGGCGATCCGATATGAGCGGCACATTGGTAAGTGGCTGCCGATCATGTGGCACCTCGCTCTACGCGGACACGCAGGGGCGATGATCGAGCTTGCCGATTGGTTCTCTAACGATGGAAGCTCCGATCCGTTTGGCAAGCCCGCGGACGCCTTTAGCGCGGCTGGACTATATCGGCGGGCATACAAAAGAGGCGACCTGCGCGCAGCCCAGCACATGGCGTTGAGCCGCTTCAATCAAAACGACATGGCCGGGTATCGGCACTGGCTTGGTCTCGGAGCACAAGCGGGTGACGGCGAAGCAAGGCGAGAACGCAGGCGATTTGAAACTCGGCTTTGGCACGCTGACGCCGGCAGAGTGCGGCGGCTACGACCGAAGCAGAAGCGGGACGAGTTCGCTTAAGTCTATGTCAGCTTTCCACCCAATCTAGGCCGCTCTTGCACGGTGGGGCATTCCACGAGCGGACAGGCAGGAACCGCCCCACTTCCAGACATTACACTTTCTGTTATCGGTGCTGCGTGGACAGTCTGTGGCGCTCAATGCTTGGCGAGTGGAAGGTAGTTTTGGCGTTTGCCTTAGTAGCATTGGCAGCGATCATTACGGGTGGGTATCGATCTTCGGGACCTTCTGTGGTCGAGGTGGCAAGTGTCGTTCGGTTCGGAAGCTACGCTGACGAAATCGGAAACCATCCTACGGTGATCGTGCGATTTCGCGACGGCGGCACCCAAGAACTGCGGTCCACGCCGATGCTTCTCGGTGCCTGTACTGTAGGGGCCACCATATCGCTCGTTCGTCGCGAGCACAGTTTGCAAGTTCATCCGAAGGGTTGTCAGTAGAACGGCGATTATGTCCGCTTCCCACCCACTCGCAGCCGTCCAGTAACGCCGAGGCGGACTCCGAAAGTCGCCAGGCAGGAAGCGCCCCAAAAGCGGTCATTGCGGGTGAACGGACGATCAGGCATTGTTCGCTCGATGCGCATCCCCAGTTCAAAGCGAACGCGTCCGCTTGTTCTTCAACCGTTTGTGCCGCCGTCATCACCTGACAGGTTCACGGAGCGGATGATGTTGGCGTTAAGCATCATGTCGTTCGGCGGGTTTGTCGCGCTCTCGCTCTACGTCGCCCTGCCGTTGGACCTACCGCGAGCACTCTGGGCCTTCCTGCCCATGCTGATCATGCCGTTGGGCTTTCTGTGGGCTTGGCACGACGCGAAGCGGAAGCGCATCGCGGCAGAACAGCATGTTGAACGCTATCGGGCCGGATTGCGGCGGGCTATCGCCGATCAATAAGCGTCCGCTTTCCACCCAATCTATGTCGTTCTTGTGCGGTAAGGCGATTCCGAGAGCGGACAGGCACGAAGCGCCCCAATACCAGTCACCCAGTGTCGAGTAGACCTTCGGCGATTGCGGACGTTGGAGCCAAGTGCGACAGTGATGACTATGAGACTTCGCTTTGTCCTCGCCGCTGCCTTTTTGATGGCGGCGTGCTCATCGCCTGAGAAGCGTCAGCAGGCCGAACTTATGGATCAAATCGAGCAAAAGGTGCTACTTCCCCGGGAGGCAGGGAAGATTGAGAGATTTGCCCGTGCCTACAAGTTCGGGTCCGCTGATCGCGTGGAGGCCTTCTACTTCGTTCCAGATGGCCAGCATGACCCGTGGTTCTGCGAAGGAGCTAAAAAAGGCGGACGAACGAACGGACAGGTCGCCTTGGCCTGCCCATCGCCGGATGGTTTAGAGGCTGGCGAGCGCCGCTGGTTTGGTAACGATGTACACCTGCCAGCTGCTAACGACGGGGGCTGCGACTTTATCGAGGTCGTATATGACATTCGCTCGCGAACGGTCGCATCCGCGAAGTGCAACGGTCATGGGTAAGTGTCGGCTTTCGATCTAGTCCGTTCCGAAGCCGCTGTTCTGCTAACCACCCAATCTCGGACGTTGGCGGCCGAGGTTAGCGATCTCGAAAGCGGACAGCCCGCTCTGACGGCAGTTAGGGAGAGATTTCGTCTAGCAGCAAATCCAGCGCGCGATCCTGCTCGCCATCCGTAAGGCCGAGCAGCACGCGCTGGGCGTAACGGACCTTTTTGGCGCCGCGGACAGGGCGGTCAGTCAGGCCATGCTGGTGAACAGAGGCGATTGAGGCAGCGCGGCCGGCAAATCCGATCCACGCCTCATTCGGCGTCGCGCCGGCCTTCAGGAACTTGGCGAGCCGCAGCTTGCGGAACATCATCTTCTGGCGGAGCTTCCCCTTTCGGCGCTTACTGGAGGTCGCGGCCGCTTTGCGAGGTTCGAACCGGGTGCCGTCGGGTTGCAGCTGGCGACCAATCCGGTCCGCCTGGCTCTTGCGGATATCGCGAGCAATACGGCCGAGCAGGTTACGGCGTGAAGCTGGCGCGAACCGAGCGAGCAGCGCGCCGGCCAGATCGTTGATCTGCGTCAGATCGTTCATGCTGGCATCGGGTTGTGGTTGGCGACCTGATCATCGAGCACCGCTCGCCAAAGGCGCGTTTGCTCGGCGCCAGCGAAAACGTCGGCAATCGCCGCATCGTCGAGGTGGCGCGTGCGCAGCTTGCCGTCGTCGCGGCGTTCGATCAGCACGCGCTCGGTCAGCTCGATCTCGATTGAGATATCCGCCGTGTCGCTATCGAGGAGTTCGGACTCGAAGGTGAAGGGTTCGCCATCGGGTCGGTCGATCAGCTCGGGCTGATTCTGCGCGATCCACGCGAGGATCGGCACGAACAGGCCGTCGAGATCGCCGCCATAAGCCTCGATCCAGATGGTCGCCGTATAGCTGAGCTGAAAGGCGAGCGTGTTGCTGCGCACGGACGATACCTTGCCCTTGTCGACGAACAACGCGAGCTTTGCCGGATCAGCCTTCAGCGCCGGCACCGAGGCGAGCAGCAGCGCCTTCAGGCTATCGGCCTTCTTCACGGCGCCACCTTCCGGCAGGTGCCGGGAGCCGCCCAATCGATCAGGCGATCTTGCCGATCGGCATTGGCACCGAATGCCTGCGCCAGGCGGATGATGCCGGCGCGCAACCGAGTGGGGATCTGCGCGATCAGATCGGGATCCTCGGGCAGACCGGCTGGGCGTTCGGCGCAGGCGAGCAGCTCGGCCGGCGGGCGAGGGGGTTCGACCTTGATCGCGATCGGCGCAGGCGCCGACGGGAGATCAGCGGCCCGGTGGGCGCAGCCCGGCAACACCGTTGACAGCAGCAGTCCACTCACGATCGACAAGGTTGCGGCGCTCGGCTTGCGCATCGGCGTTCTCCATTCGGCTAAGGGCGTCGCGCATGCGCGCGGCGGAGGTGCTGGCGCTCCGCAGGTCGCGGGCGGCGCGGGCATTGGCGTCCTCCATTGCCGCGGCGAGCAGGCGGGCGGTTTCCTGATCGGCGGTGCTCTTGAACGTCGCCAGCTCGGCCGCGCGGCGGGCGCACAGGACGCCGCGCTTCGCCTCCTTCGTGGCTGCCCAATCCGCGCCGGCGCGGGCGCAGATCTTCTCGGCCGTGTGCAGCAGATCGTCGCGATCGGCGCGGATCCGCTGCACCTCGACGTAGAGGTATGCGCCGGCAGCGGCCACGGCGAGCAGGACGAGGAAGGTCGCCTCCGCGCGCACCCATGCGAATACGGAGCGGATCATCGCGGCAGATCCTTCAGGCAAAGATCGCGTTCCGCCTGGCGGCGACGCACGAGCCCGTTCACGACCTTTCCGCTTGCCCTGTTCCACATCAGGAAGGCATCGCAGGCGGCACGCCACCGGCCGGCATCGAAGCGTCGATCGACGGTCGAGCGGCAGTAAGCGCCGGTGCCGATGTTGTAGGCGAGCGACACGGCCGCGGCGAGCTGGTGCGGGTGGCCGCGCAAGGTTGGCGTGCAGGCGAGGACAGGCTCGGCGTGACGGATCAGGGCGGCCTCGTTGCGGGCGGCGCAGCCGGCGAGCGTCTCGCGCATGCCGGGCTTCACGCCCTCGGTCTCACCATCGCAGATCGTCCAGACACCGACGATGTCCTGATAGGCATCGAGGCGCGGCTTACCGCCGCTTTCCCAGCCCGACACGAACGGCGCGAGCAGCAGGGCGCAGGCGAGGCCGACGACACCGGCGAGCGACTTTCGGCTCCTGGCGGGCATCACTTCTTCTCCTTGGAAGGCAGGAAGGCGAGCAGGCGATCGCGGATCAGGCCGGGCGCCTCGCCGATCGCGGCCGAGCAGCCGGCGATGAAGCCGGGCGCGGATTTGTAGGCGACCATGCCGGTGAGGAAGCTGATCGCGTCGACCACGAAGGGGTGCAGCGACAGGAGGGCGACCAGCGCGCCCTTCACGAAATAGCTGACGACGATGCCGACCCAGAGGCGGGCGAACATCTTGCCCCAGGTGATCCCGTCATCGACCAGCATGCTGACCGTCGCGCCGAGCGCGGAGGGCACCAGGCTGATCAGGAACGACAGGACCGCGTCGGTGATCTCATGAAGGTGTTTGTCCATGCGTCAGCTCCAGAGCTGGACGATGTCGCGAACCGGGAGCGCCGGCGCGGAGATCGCGGGAATGGTGACGGCGGTGCCGGCCGGGAGGGTGGGGCCGAGCGACGCGAGACCGGGATTGGCGGCGAGGACGGCGGGGCAGTCCTCGATCCCGAGGCCACGCTCGCGCCAGATCAGCCCGTCGAGCGTGTCGCCCTGTCGCGCGGTGAGGGTGTCGGCCATCAGATCAGCTCGACCGCCACGCGACCGACGCCGAGGATGTCGCGCACGGCGTAGACCGAATCGCGCCGCAGCTCGCCGATCGACGGATCGAGATCCTCGACCTGATCCTTGCCGGCGCGGGTGATGTCGGCGTCGCGATAGCGCTCGACGAGCTTCGCCTTGGCCTCGCTGAAGACGGCGGTGTGGTAGAGCTGGACGAGGCGGCTTTCCCCGTCGACCGCGGGGCTGGGCACGTCGGCGAGCGTTGCGCTGGTCGCGAGCAGCTGCCGATCGCGCCATGCGGCGAGCTGATTGCCGACCGTAATGATCGCGTCGATCAGCGCGCGACGGCGCCGTTCGGGCGTCACGGCTTCGCGCACGCGCATCTCGCGCGCGAACAGCGCAGGATCGACGTCGGGGAAGAAGCCGTCGTTGACGATCGGCGCCTCGACGGCGGGTACGTCATCGGCGCCATTGTCGACGATCGGGAGCGGGAAACCGGTCATGGGAAGCTGCGAACCGCGACCAGCGCGCCAGTGACGAACAGCAGGATCCCGAGCAGCGCAAGCAGCAAGGCAAGCAGACGGGTGTGGCGGGCGGCGATCGGCCCGATGCGATAGCCGGCGAGGACGTCGGACAGCGCGAGCGCCTCGGGCACCGCCGCGGCGATCGCGCCGGCGAAGGTGAACCAGCCGCCGAGCGCGACCAGCATGGTGGCAAGCATATGTTGCGCGAGCTGCGGCATGTTTTCGATCCTGTTCCGCCCACTGGCAAACGGGGGTGGAGATCGGGTCGATCGACGGCCCTCAGCCCGAAGGCCCTCCCGTCTCGCGCGATCTGCCCCCGAGCGCCGGGGGGCGAGCTATGCGGCCGGCGCGGTGCCGGCCTGTTCCTGTGCCGCGAGCGCGGCTTGTTCCTTGGCAGCGTTGGCCAGCACCTTCTGGAGCTGCTTGATCGTGCCCTTGGTGCCGACGCGATCGTGCAGATCCTGCGCCCGGCGAAGCGGCACGAGGGCCTTGCCGACCGCGGCGAGATGTTCCGGGGTTCCGTGTTCGAGTTCTCCGGCTGCGCGGGCCAGCTCAACGCCGATCGCCTTCATCAGCTTGGCGCGGATCTCGTCGTGCATGTCGACACGCACGGTGAGCGCGTCGACCTGTTCGAGGACGTCTAGCGGGAAAGCTTCGTCGCGCGTCTGTGCCTTGATGGCGGCGCTGGCGATCTCTTCCACGATCAGCGCCGCAGCGCCGCGCTGGTAGCGCGTCGGCAGCGGCTCATTGAAGCGCAGGACATGCGCGGCCAGTTCAAGCGCGCGCGCCCAGTCAGCGGTGTCGATCGACCAGATCATCATGGTCGGCAGCACGTCGTCAGCGCCGGTCGACGGCAGTTCGTTGCCCTCGGCTGCCGCGCCGGCAGCGAGGCGCAGATCGCACCAGTCCCGATATTCGGGCAGCATGCCGCGCTTGGCCTCGATCTTCGCCTCGATCGAGGCGATCTCTTTCAGCCGGCGCAGGTCATGGGTCAGGCGCAGCATGATCTGAGCAACGGCCGGGTCGACACCGATCGCGAGCTGCACGTCGGCATCGCACTGTCCCACGCTGGCGGCGAGCGCCGTGGTGAGGCGGTGTTCCAGCGCCGGCGTCATGGCGGGCATGGGTGGTTGCCCGCCCTCTACGGTTGAAACGACCGAGGACGGGCCAAGCACAGCCGCAGCAGCGGCGAGGCGTTCCCGATGAAGGCGAGCAGGGCTCATGATCGTATCCGAAAGCGAGAGGGCGGGCAGCTGGTGGGGCGCGGAGGCGGTTACGCCGCCTTCGGCCCGAGCTGGATGTTCTCGATCAGGCAGGCCTTGCCGTAATCCTCGACCATGAAAGCGTCGTTGATGCTCTCATAGTTGGCGATCCGGTCGTATTCCGGCTCGTCCTTCACCGCGCGGCGCGCGGAGCCGATCTGCCAGTAATAGGACAGGTTCTTGAGGCTGGTGATGAGGATGGCGTTCGGCGGGAAGAACGGCACCTGCATGGTCGGCTTCCCGCCCAGCTGGCGGCTGGACATGATGATGTCGCGGGCGACCTGCTCGGTCGCCTTGTCGCCGGCCTCGCTGATGATCTTGAAGTATTTCTCCTGCACCAGATCCGAGCCGACGATCACGACCAGATCGGTCGCGGTGCGATACCGCTCATGGATCAGGTTGCCGATCGCGTCGAAGACCAGCGCGTCGAGATTGACATAGTCGGCGGTGCCGGTGTCGGACACGTAGACCTTGGCGGTGTCCTTCGTGCCGTGGCTCATCACCCGCGACGGCGCATTCTGGCGCATCTTGTAGAGCCAGCCCCAGTTGACGTCCTGCAGCAGGGGATTGGCGTCGCGGTCGGTCGTGGCAGCGGCGCTGGTGCCGTTGAAGCCGATCGTGATGACGTCTTCAGCCTTCTGCACCAGCACGGCATCGCGGACGAGCTGCTGGAACTCGGGACGGTGCGCCCAGGCATCGAGCAGCGTGTAGCCCCACGAATAATCGTAGTTGGTCTTCTTGCAGAAATACTGGTCGATCTTGTCCGACTTGGTCGGATCGGTCGGATTGCGACGGTCACCGCCCGAGGTGTCGGTGCGGCTCGCGAGCGAGCGACCAACGCCGACGCCGACACGGTCCCCCTGCTGCGCCGCGACCGGCACGACATTGATGCGGCTCATGAAGTCGCTGGTCAGCTGCAGCTTGGCCTGCAGGCGCTGTTCAATCACCGGCGCGACGGCGAACTGCTTCAGCTCGCCGGGGATGACGGTGAGCGACGGGTCGAGGTTGTTTAGCTGGGCAAGGGTGCCGACGTAGCTGTTGAACAGGAGGCGAGTGGCGGTCTGCATGGGCGAAGCTCCGGGTAGGCGAGAGGCGGAAAGGGGGTGGCGGTCTGGGATCAGCAGTCGGTGGCGAACTGGGCGTCGACCGCACCGCCGGCATGCGGCGCGCGCGAGAAGCCGCTGGGTGCTTCGCTCGACGCCAGCTTCGCCTTCAGGGCCGCGAACTCGCCCTGCATGGCGGTCTGCGTGGCGGCGTAGGGCGCCAGCGCTGCAGCGATTGAACCGCTGACCGCTACCTGCAGCTCGGTCGTGAATGCGGCCACGTCGAAGTTGTCGTTCGCCGCCTTCGGCGTCGGCTCTTCCTTCAACTTGTTAGCCTCGCCCCCCTTGAACTTGGCGGTCAGCGCCGAGAAGAAGCCGGCAACGGCGCTCTCGACCTTGGCCGGATCACCGGGCGCAGCTTCGAACTCGATCGCGACAGCGTCGGCGCCATGGGCGAAGATCGTGCCGGGTGCGCGGCTGGAGAACTTCAGGCGTTCCGTGCCGATCGAGGCGGGCGTGTCGGTGAAGGCGAGGCCGACCAGGCCGACCTTGCCGCTGCCGGCGTAGCTGGGGGTGAGTTCGACCGAGGGGAACGGCTTCTGATCGGCCTGGGCGAGCTTCACCAGCTGGTCGTTGGCGTCGACCTGCGCATAGAGCGCGCGCAGCTTCTTGGTCTCGCCGGCGATTGTGAATTCGTCATCGCGCGCCTCGACCGCGATCACATCACCATAGCCGTTGAAGGGCGGCTCCGGGCTGTAGCCGGCGATATGTTCGATGTTGATGCGGGGGGTGTAGGTCTTGGGATCGAAGGTGGCGACGCAATCGTCGATCATGTCGGCGGTGATCTTGCGACCGTCGCTGATCGTTTCGCCCTCGACGAAAACGCGGAATAGCTGGCTCTGCTTGCCCATGGCGCTGCGGTCCTCGGTTCGATAATCGGCACGCGGCGCGATGCCGCTCTGGAGCCACGAACAGGGACCGAAGCCGGGCATCTTCTCAAGGCGCGGCTCGTGTAGAAAGGCTTTCTACACGATCGCGAGGGGGCGGGCCGGCGAGCGGCATGGCTAGGTCTCGCTGCCATGACCAAGCTTCCCGCCGATACCGGCATGCCATTGCCGCACGCGACGTTTCCGAATCCGGTGACGGCGCAGCGCATGGCGCGCAGCCTGTACTGGCGCGGCTGGGGCGTGACGCAGATCGCCGACGAGCTGGGGCTGCTCGGCTATGCCAATGATGAGACCGGCAAGGCCTATGCCCGCGCGACCGTGGAAAGCTGGAAGCAGCGAGGGCGCTGGGATGACGCCTCGTGCCTCGACAAGATCGAAGATTCGCTAGAGGGCCGGCTCAACACCCTGATCTGGAAAGACAAGAAGAGCGGCGCCGAGTTCAAGGAGCTGGACGCGCTGCTGCGCGGTGTCGTCGCGACCGCGAGGATCCGCCGGTACGAGGCGCCGGGCGGGCACGAGGGTCACCTGAACGACAAGGTCGCCAACCGCAACGCCGGCGAGAAGAAGCACGCGCAGAAGAACCATTTCACCGCCGAGCAGGTCGAGCAGCTCGAGGAGATCTTCGAGGCCGAGCTGTTCGGCTATCAGGAAGACTGGTGGGCCGCGAAGGGCGAGCGCACCCGCATGATCCTGAAGTCGCGCCAGATCGGCGCGACATGGTATTTCGCCCGCGAGGCGCTGCTCGACGCGCTGCGGGGTGGTGGCAACCAGATCTTCCTGTCGGCGTCGAAGAACCAGGCGCACATTTTCCGCAATTACATCGTCCAGTTCGCCGCGCGCGTCGGCGTGAAGCTGCAGGGCGACCCGATCGTGCTGACGGCGGACACGATCCCGGAAGGCGAGCCTGCGGCCGAGCTGATCTTTCTGGGCACCAACGCCCGCACCGCGCAGGGCTATCACGGCAATTTCTATTTCGACGAGTTCTTCTGGACCTATGGGTTCGAGGAGCTGAACAAGGTCGCCAGCGCCATGGCGATGCACAAGCGCTGGCGCCGGACCTATTTCTCGACGCCGTCGTCCGTCGCGCACCAGGCGCACCCCTATTGGACGGGCGAGCGCCGTAATCGCCGGCTGAAGAAGGCCGACCGGATCACGATCGACGTGACGCATGCCAGCCTGCAGGGCGGGCGGCAGTGCGAGGATGGCGTGTGGCGCCAGATCGTGACGATCGAGGATGCCGCGGCGCGCGGTTGCGACCTGTTCAACATCGACGAGCTGCGCGTCGAATATGCGGCTGACGAGTTCGCCAACCTGCTGATGTGCCATTTCGTCGACGACAGCCTGTCGGCGTTCAAGTTCAACGACATCCTCGCCTGCACCGTCGACACGCAGGTCGACTGGCCATGGTTCAACGTGCTCGCCGCCAAGCCGGTCGGCGACCGGGCGGTGTGGGCGGGCTATGACCCGCAAGGCAGCGTCGATGGCGACAATGCCGCGCTGGTGATCGCGCTGCCGCCCGACGGGCCGAGCGGCAAATTCCGGTTGCTGGAGAAGCACCAGCTGCGCGGCGATTTTCAGGAGCAGGCCGAATTCATCATCGCGCGGCTGGCCCGTTACCATTGCACCTATTTCGGGATCGATGCGAACGGCGTCGGCGCGGCCGTGCACCAGCTGCTGATCGGCAAGGTCCGCGGCCTGACCAAGATCGACTATTCGCTCGAAGCGAAGACATCGATGGTGATGAAGGCGCAGCACAGCTTCCAGCGCCGGCGGATCGAGTTCGATGGCGGTTGGATGGACCTCGCCTCGGCGTTCCTGTCGATCAAGAAAGCGCTGACCACGTCCGGCCGCTCCGTCACCTTCAAGGCCAGCCGCAGCGAAGAGGTGGGGCATGCCGACCTCGCATGGGCGCTGATGCACATCATGATCAACGAGCCGCTCGACGGACAGGAAAAGCCCAAGGGCTCAATGGAGATCTTCTGACATGAGCAAGGCACGCAAAGCACGCCGCATGTCGCGCGCAGAGGCGGCGAGTGCATCGGCCGGCGCGATCGTCGCGAACGACAATGCCGGCGCGATCCAGACCTTCAGCTTCGGCGAGCCCGAGCCGGCGCTGGGCGGGCGCCAGCTGATCGACATGCTGGAATGCTGGCACAACGGGCGCTGGTACGAACCGCCGCTGCCGCTCGACGGGCTGGCGCGGGCGTTCCGCGTCTCGCCGCACCACAGCTCCGCGATCATGCTGAAGCGCAACCTGCTGGTCGCCTCGCTCGATCCCAATTCGCTCCTGACCCGCGCCGAGTTCGGCAAGCTGGTGCAGGATTATCTCGTCTTCGGGAACGCGTTCGTCGAGGTGAAGCGCAACCGCTTCAACGATCCGCTGCGCCTGGTGCATTCGATGGCGCGCTACACGCGGCGCGGCGTGGAGGAGGGGGCGTTCTGGTGGGCGCCCGGCGGCAAGGATGCCGTGGCGTTCCCGGCGGGCAGCGTGGTGCAGGTGATGCAACCCGACGTGAACCAGGAGATCTACGGCGTTCCCGAATATCTCAGCGCGCTGCAGGCGGCGTTGCTGAACGAAGCGGCGACGCTGTTCCGGCGCCGCTATTACCTGAACGGCAGTCACGCCGGGTACATCCTCTACGCGACTGGCGAGATCGACAGCAACGACACCGAGGCGCTGAAAGAGGCGCTGCGCCAGTCCAAAGGTCCGGGCAATTTCAAGAACCTGTTCGTCCATGCTCCGAACGGCAAGGAAGGCAGCATCAAGATCATGCCGATCGCCGAAGCCGGTGCGAAGGACGAGTTCCTCGGGATCAAGAACGCGACGCAGGCCGACGTGATGGCAGCGCATCGCGTGCCGCCCCAGCTGCTCGGGATCGTGCCGGCGCAGGGATCCGCCTTCGGCAATCCGAAGGATGCAACGGCGATGTTCTTCGAGCTGGAGATCTACCCGCTGCAGACGGCGTTCATCGAGATCAATGATCGGCTGGGCGTGGAGGCGGTGAAGTTCCTGCCGCGCGAGGTTGTTAGAGCTTGAAGAGGGAGCCGCTTGTTCGCCCGCGCCTCGGCAAAAAAATGCCGGGTCACTTTGGCCCGGTGAGTAGTGGGGTAAGCGCCATAACAGGCATGCTTAGTGCGGCGACGAACTTGTAACCCTCGATCGCGAGGGCGGCGTTCTCTTTCCACTCCCGAGCAGTAGAGAGTCGGTCGTTGATGCCGCCGATCAGCGACCCCAAGCGCGTCATGACCGACGAACTTCCGTCATCGCTGAAGGTGCCGCGTGCCATCAGGTGGTAAGCGTCATTAACCTGACGCAGACCTTCAAGCGTATAGTCCGCACCTAACCACCCCAAGTTTGTCAAGCGAAAGATAAGTTCGTGAAGGCTATCTTCTATGGAGCGCCTCACAAACGCGAGCTCTCCTTCGCTGCCAGACCGAAGCAACCTGAGGTACTCATCAATCTCGACGAGGATGGCTCTAACCTCATCCTCATCCAATGACGGGTACTGAACGTAGCTACGCACTGTAGGAGACAGAAACGTGATTGCCTGAACCAGGCTTGCTGCCTTGGAAGAGCCCCCGTTATTCCAAGCGTGATTGAGGTATGTGGAGCTAAAAAGCGACTTGAATTCACGTAAAGTTTCCGCGGCCAAAAGCTTGTGCTCTGGATCCATGTGCGAGTTCGCTACAACCTCCTCAACTTGATCCGCCCGCTGCATTATCGACGAGATTATCCGGTAGTATCCGGTCGAGTATCCCTCGAAACCGAAGAGCGATCCTAGAGCCATGGCACCTGCCTGCCTGTCTGTATGAGACAAGCGCTTGCACACCGCTGCCAATTCGTTTGCCGGGTCGGTGGTAGTGGCCATTTGGGCTCCAGTATAAAGTTGAGACAGTTCAACCGCTCTGGCTCAGAAAGAGCAAGAACATCTTACTTATAGCGGGGATCACCAGCCGGATCCTGGTTGAGCCACTCTTCTTCAACTGGCCCCATCACCCTGGGGAGCGGTGCCGGCAGGGTGGGCGACCCGCCGCCGAAGCGCACGCGGATGGTGGCCGTGTGCTGCCCGAAGTCCTGAAACACCGCCTCATGTTCCTCGCCAGCGCGGATCCTGGCGCCAATCCACAGGCAACGCTCACTCGACAGATAACCGATCTGCATGCCGCGCGCGCTGAACACCGCGACAGCTGCCGGATCGTGCTTGTTGGTTGGCTCGGGCACCAGATGCACCGGCTCCCCAGGTACGCACATCGCCAGCTCGAAGCGGCGGTTGCTCTGGTCGGCGTTGAGATAATTGATGCCGACGACGGCTAGGCTGAACTCTTTCACTCGGCTCCCCGGTAGAACAAATAAGGAACGCCCGCTAATTGAAGGCGGTGATGATTCGCAACCGATTCGAGGATGGCTTGAAGATCTACGACCCGCGCGAGCGCGTTCCGGCGCTTGCCGCACAGCACCGAGTTACGCTGACCGACCTGTCTCGCATCATCGGTCAGCGCCCGCGCTACCTTCATCGCTTCGTGCGCGATGGCGTGCCGGCGGATCTGCGCGACGAAGCGCGCGACACACTGGGCCGTTTCTTCGGCGTGCCGGCATATCAGCTGGGCGGCGTGGATCCGCGCTGGGCGGAGTTCAGGGTGGCGAAGTGAGGCAGGTCAATTACGACGAGCTGGTCAACCGTATCCAGGCAGCGATCCGCACCTGGCCGAAGAGCGTGCTGAAGGGGCTGGCAGATCACCGGCACGACGAGCAGTTGCGCGCTCGCGTGCAAGGGGCGGCCGTGATCGCCGAAAGCCTGAAGCGGCTGGAAATACTGGCGGACAGCCCCGAGCCTCCGCCTTTCCGCTACGCCGCGATTGATGGTGCCAGCGGCGTGCCGGCGCAGGATGATGTTGGGCCCACCCGGCCAATGCGGTAGAGCGTCAGATCGTGCAAGCGGACCGGTAGCGTTATCGCGTTGAATCGAAGGATGTGCGTAGTCGACCGCAGCCGGTCTATCGGCTTTTGAAGTCGCGGTAGCGCTCCTCGAGCCAGTCCGGCAGCCTGCCGCTCATGGGTGCTCCGATTCGTCCCTCGGAGGCGCTGATCGCGCGGATCTCCGCGTGGTATTCTTCCATGCTCCTGATCACCTCGTCCGCCGACGCGGCCGGCTGTGCGGTGCAGAATGCAGCCATGCCCCACATGATCGTGGCTGCGCCGTCAAGACCCGGATCCTGCAACTCCGCCTCGAGGAACTGCTTGCCGTATCGATCGCGGAGAATGCCGAGACCGTGGAAGAAGGAACCCTCGACCGCGGGAAGTGTCAGGCTGTAGCGCGGCTCCCGGTCACCAGATGGTTGCTGGGGACCGGTGAGCTGGGGACTTGTCGCAAAGGTGAGAAAGTCGCCAGCCGGCAGCGAGGGAATTGGCGAGTAGCCGTGAAGGACGTGGAGGTTGAACGCTCGAAACTGCAGGACGGCCGCGGAAGTGCGGCGCCTGATGCTCGGGAGTTCCGTGACGTTCGGCGAGCTGGCGATCACCATGTAGACGATGCTGGCGCGCACCGGGTCAAACGGCGTGAGGTCCACCCGTCGATCGGCTTTTCTGGGTCGGCTGTCGTAGTGCCCGGTGTCGAGGCGCGGCGGACGCACCATGAAGATCGGCCAGCAGAACTGCGGCCGGGGCGGTAGTACGACGCCCGCGGGCGTCCTCGTCGACGCAATCCGCGGCAGAACGAAGGCCGACGTGGTGGTCTTCGCCGCGGAGGTTTTGAGCGTCTGCTTGATGGTGTGCCCCCGCGACTTTGGGCTCACGTGGACCGAGAAGCGTTGTTCCGCGATGTCCTCGTGCTCGGCCTCCCCGCTGGTCGCGATCGATCGGGACGACTTAAGGTAGATCATTAGGTCGCCCCCTTTGCGCTCCTCCACGGAGAACAGTTCCCGGGTGACGCCCCCGATTTCGACCGTGATCCTCGTCTTGCCCGCCACGACACGCTCCGTTCTTTTTTTCGCCTAGGGTGAGTTGATGGGCAGCCATATACCTGCATTCTGCGCCCGGCCGCCCAGCGCTAGCCTGGAACCGGGGAAGTCCGGCCTCTCATGCTGCGATGTGATCGCCGGTTAATGAACGAGCGGCGGCTTTCTCCTCGGCTGTGCCCGAAAGCAGCAGTTCCGCTCTCCCCTATCCAGTGCGGCGATCAACACGAAAATGGAATGGAAAGTTTTCAGACGGAGGAGCCGAGCCCGGCTGAACGGCGGAGGTTCGGCGTACAGCGACGGGGTGAGCCGGTGAGCGAGGGTAGACTCGCTCCGACTTCGTCAGCGTTTTGCAACCCCAGAAGCCGCGCTATTCCCCCCGCCTCGCCCGCGAGCTTTTTCGGTCGCTTTTGATGCGAGGCGCTGATCTGATGCAGCCCCAGCGTCCGCAGCGGCAATTTTTCATCGATTGGGCGACTTCAGCCCCATACAAATTGATGCACCCCAAGGCAGGTTGCGGAGCTGCCTAAAGGGGTGGCGCCTTCTTCGCCGTCCATCCTCGCGTTCACATCGTCACATCTGCTTCGAAACTTCTCGACTGGGGGATGCATCGGGGAAAGCGGTAACATCGGTAATCCTGAACAAATCGAGCCAAAAAACCTCAGAAAACCGCCGCTTTTGGATTACCATTGCAAGGTAACATCGCGGTTACGGAGAGAAAGGGAAACGGTTATGCTGCTGAAAGTAGAGCGTTTTCTTCTCCGTGCGGGTTACTGGAAAAGAAGGTAATTTGATAACCTATAGGTAACCGAAAATGTTACCTCAAAAATGGCAGAAAACCGTGGGGGTTACCGATGTTACCTCTCTCCCGCTTGCACCTAAGAATATTGAGCCGCGCCTGGAGTAGCATCGTCGCTTCCGCTCTGCTGAGGCGTAGGCCGCTTCAGCGACGCTAGGTCGACCAACCGACCGCAATCGAGGGCGACACCGAAGCCGAGCGTCGAGCAGCGCGCAAACCGCTGTGCCCCTTTTTGTGCCACCTGCCTTGGACGCGACCTTGGGTGCTGGATGATAACGGACGTGGCGGACACGCCGCGTGTATAGAGGCGAGGGGACCATAGCGGGAACAGAATGTGCCCCCCTTTGTGCCACCCTAAACCGTGGCTTGCCGCGTGTTTCGCGTGTTCGGGATTGACCGGGAAAGGCCAGAAACCTAGGGAATCCGCCATTGCCCCCGTAGCTCAGCAGGATAGAGCGACGGTTTCCTAAACCGCAGGTCGTGAGTTCGAATCTCGCCGGGGGCACCAGCGCCGCTGTAGCGCGCGCTACCTTCTGGTCCAATTTTCGTTACTTTCTGGGCCAAGGCCCAGATGCCGCGAATTAATACAGCGGGAACCCTCGAAAGCCCGAACTTGGGCGCGCGGTGCCTTCTGGGCCAATTTTGGCCATCTATGGACGCCCCATTGGTTGCACGCGGTATCTGGAAGTTGACGCGTAGTCGGATGCTGCCATCTGTCCGGCCTTTGATGCAGCGGTAAGCTGCTCGCCCGTATGGGAGTTCGCGGATCGGAACCACTTCACCCAAAGCATGCTAATGCCACGGTGGAAAGCCCGGGTTCTTCCGATCCCGTCTCGCCGACTGTTGCGCCATACCCTCCTCCGACTGACTGCGCCCTCCGACGCCTCTGGTCCGCTCTGGCTTACGCCTCGGCTGCGACCGGAGCTCTGCAATCCTCCTGCTTTGCCAGCAACGCCCAGACGATGAGCGCCATCTCGTTGGCGAGTGCGGCCGTCACCAGCATGCGCGGCTTTCGGGCAAGCATGCCTTCGAGCCAGGAGCCCGCCAGTGCCCCGCGTTTGCTCGCCTGGAGCACAACCGCGCTGCTGCCGATGATGAGCAGGCGCCACAGCGTGCGTTCTCCCATCCGCGAGATCGCGCCCAGCTTCTGCTTGCCGCCAGTCGCTGCCTGGCTTGGGACCAGCCCCAGCCAGGCAGCAAAGTCGCGGCCCTTCGCGAACGTCTCGGCAGGGGCGCCAGCGGTGATGGTCGTGGCGGTAAGCGGGCCGATGCCGGGTATGGTCATCAGCCGGCCCGCGACCTCATCTTCGCGGGCTCGACGCGCGATTTCCTTGTCCAACACTGATATCCGCCTGTCGAGCTCGGCGAGCATGTCGACCCATCATCGCGAACATGGGCCGTGCTGCCGCAGGCAAGGTGTCGCCGACCTTTCCATCCTCGACCAGGTCCGCCAGCATCGCAAGATAGTCAGCTCCCTTGGGGGCCACCAAGCCATACTCAGCCACGTGCCCGCGGATCGCATTGGCGAGCTGGGTGCGCTGCTTCAGGGCAAGGTGGCGGGTGCGAAACACCAACGCCGCAGCCCGCTGCTCCTCGGTTTTGACGGCCACAAAGCGCATGTTCGGGCGCTGTGCCGCCTCACAGATCGCCTCCGCATCAACCGCATCGTTCTTGTGCCGCCTCACGAACGGCTTCACCTTCCCTGGCGGGATCAGCCGCACCGCATGACCCATCGACTTCAGTTCGCGTGCGCAGTGATGCGCTCCACCGCATGCCTCCAGCGCCACCACGCAGCGAGGATGACCTTCAAAGAAGTCGAGCAGCTTGCTGCGCGTGAGCCGACGACTGAACACCGTTCGACCAGAACCATCAGAGTCATGCGTATGGAAAACATGCTTGGCGATGCCCATACCGATCGTGGTAACCTCTGACACGGACGCCTCACTCAGCTGTGCTTCAACACCGCCACTCTGGCACATCAATGCCGCCTGGGGGTGTCCACCCCATCACGCTTTCGGGTCTGCCTTCACTACATGATCGAACGGCGGCTTTCGGGATCAACCGCTGGCTCGGCGAACGACCGAGATTGAACGCATTCCCGACCGGCAGCTGATGCTGACGTGCTCCCCTGAAACTCTGCCAGTTTGAGCTAGAGTCCGCCTTCGTGAGGAGACGGACGTGAAGAAGACCAGGTTCAGCGAGGAGCAGATCATCGCGGTGCTGCGCGAGCAGGAGGGCGGG